ATAGAAAGCAGCAAGTTTTGCTTCCTCAAGATAGTCCTCGTATGTTGCGTTGTCACCTAGATCAGCAGGAATTTGCATGAAAAAAGGGGGTGTTGAACCCCCTTATTATAACAGATGATCCGCAATCAACCAATAGCAGGGGCCAGTAAGGCAACTGTACTAGTCTCAGCAGCAGCAAGATCAAGAGGGAAGTTATGAGCATTACGCTCGTGCATCACTTCCATACCTAAGTTCGCTCTGTTAAGAACGTCTGCCCACGTTGGGACAACCTTACCATTAGCATCTAAGATACTCTGGTTGAAGTTGAAACCATTTAAGTTGAAGGCCATTGTTGATACACCCATTGAGGTGAGCCAAATACAGACCACAGGGAAAACAGCAAGAAAGAAGTGAAGACTACGACTATTATTGAACGAAGCATATTGGAAAATAAGCCGTCCGAAGTAACCGTGTGCGGCAACGATGTTGTAGGTCTCTTCTTCTTGTCCGAATTTGTATCCATAGTTCTGTGATTCGTTATCAGTTGTTTCTCTAATGAGAGATGATGTAACCAGTGATCCATGCATAGCAGAGAAGAGTGAACCTCCAAACATACCTGCCACACCAATCATATGGAATGGATGCATGAGGATGTTATGCTCTGCTTGGAATACAAACATAAAGTTAAACGTACCAGATATACCTAACGGCATACCGTCTGAAAATGAACCTTGTCCGAAAGGATAGATTAAAAAGATTGCGAATGCAGCAGATACTGGTGCAGAATATGCAACACAGATCCAAGGACGCATACCTAAACGGTAGGATAATTCCCACTGTCTACCCATATAGGCAGAGATTCCGATTAGGAAATGCATGATGACCATTTGATATGGACCACCATTGTATAACCATTCGTCAAGGGTAGCAGCTTCCCATATTGGATAGAAGTGCATACCGATTGCGTTACTTGAAGGGACAACAGCACCAGAAATGATGTTGTTACCAAACATTAAAGAACCAGCAACGGGTTCTCTGATCCCATCGATATCGACAGGAGGTGCAGCGATAAATGCTATGATGAAACAAGTAGCAGCAGTTAGAAGACATGGAATCATAAGGACTCCGAACCAACCAACATATAAGCGATTGTCCGTGGATGTTACCCACTTACAAAACTCGTCCCATCCACCTAGCAATGCGCTGTCTCTCTTTTGAAGAGTTGTCATTGAGTTAATAGGGCGTTAATTTACTTGTATGATAAGACATTATGACCCCATGGTCTTGGTTAGGGGGGAAGTAAGAGGTGAGATACATATGCTGTTTATACTCAGCCCCATTGTATCAGCGGGGGGTCTTATTGAAGTTGCCCTTACACCCGTCGTATTTATATTAACACAACTTCATAATCGTGTCAATCATTCCAACTTTTAAAGTGGAACTGGTCATCATCTTGAGGAAACCCCTGATCATCACTGTATTGATACCATCCAGTAATAATATATTTTATTTGATCTGGACTAGGAACTCCTCGATGCATGTGTGTCCAGTAGGCAGGGAAAATACAGAACTTACCTGCTGCTGAATCAATTTTTAAATTATAGTTATCAAAGACTGTGAACCCACCATTAGTAACGGTACTGAGATAGAGACTCCATCCCATAACCCTATTACATTCTCTACTTGAATCCTCACAATGAGAAGCAAAGTATCCTTGATTAGGATAATACCTTTGGATATTATACTTTGGATCACAAGACCAATTAGATATCTTATCTACAGCAGGATAACTTTCCCTGTATAGTTCTGTACAGAAATTAATTACAGGTATAAGAATTTCATTGCATACATTATCATCGCCAAGATTCATAGCCATGTCAGTAGAGTCCTTGACAGAACGATCCACAGTGACTTCACCATCAATGGCATAGACACCTTGAACATGTTTGTCAGGGTTGCTCTCGAAATAATCTATTATCTTTTGGCAATCATCTGGTGAGACAGACTCATTATATGTTTCAATAAAATACACTAACCCTAAAAATACTCCTTTAAAACTTCTATTTGATCATGATAACGTGCAATAGCATCTAACTCTTGACCAATTGCACCAGTAATATCAGGGTGCTCTCCAACACCTACTGGATGTTCAAAGTATACTTCGACGTTAGCTCTATGTTTTTGAATCTCTCCATTAGCATGTGCTAGGAGTGCTTTCTTTAATGTTTCTCTCATGTGTAGCATCAGTATAAATTCTCCTCTTGTTCTGCGAGTAGGGTAACATCAGACTCAGGATACGCAACACAAGTTAAGACATAACCTGATTCTAATTGATCGTCATCTAAAAATGACTGCTCTTCCTGATTAACTGTTCCTTCTTCAAGCTTCATAGCACACGAAGAACATGCACCAGCACGACAGGAAGATGGATGATCCAACCCTGCTTCTTCTAGTGCATCAAGTATAAGAGTATCGGCATCACACTCAAATGTCTCAGTTGATCCATCAGGTGTTTTCAAAGTGATTGTAGCCATTTTTTCACAAGTAAGTATCTTTTATTTATTGAGAAAAACTTCTTACTTATTGAGAATGAAAGTCATTTACAGTAAGCCAAGAGAACCTGCTGTAATTCCAACTCCCATAAAAAAACCAAACTCCACCAAATCTCTAGACTGTGGTGGAATGGCATTTAATAATAAGGCTATCGTAGTTATCCCTGCCATATCATATCAGGTGTTTGAGGTGAATGTCTACCCATTGTTACCATTATGACAAAATACCCCAAGAACCACAGGATATTAACGATCACTGCTTGTCTATAGAAAAACTTTCTGATTCCCATTGTCCTGTTAATCAGTTTTAAATCTGCATCCCACTCTGGATTACTTATTCTTCTTACTATCTGCTCAATTATAACTGCAACGATTGTTGCCACAACAGTAGGATAGAACATGAAGTCCAAGAAGGACATGAATATTATCAATGCTTGCATTATGCTCCTGAAGGTAATGGGACTGGAACCATTTCTTGTTGGCGAATCCTAATCCCTTTGCCACCACTTGTATCATCATCGTCATCATCAGACAATGCTCTCATAATAAGTTCCATCAATACTAGAGCACCCATAGGATAGAACACCCATAAGATTGCAAAGATTGGTGATACTGAATCAGTTGTAGCAGCGAGGTCGCCCATTTGTTTAGATACTGAAATAAAATACGAGTAACTATTTAGTTTTGTTACGATTAGAATAGGAAGATTCCTTAGAATATACCAGGAATTATCTGTCCAGTTGTAACATAAGATCCGATGGCAGCCATGAATCCTATCATTGCCCAACGTCCGTTGGCTAGTTCTGCTTGTTCGTTCATTGTTTTATCCGATTGTAGTACTTCTATTTGAGGCTCAGTGGCAAACATATTCTGTCTTCCACCATCTTCAGTTGTAACAGTCATTAAAGATTTGTTAAGTAACGTAACAATATTATATAGCAAAGATAAAATTTCTGTCAAGTATTTGTACTCACTTCATAACTTGGGATAACCGTACACCACCCATAGAGGAGTACAGTTGTACCATTTCTACAACAAGAAATTATACTCATAAATACATATGGTATTATTGTCTAGAAAATGAGAAAATTATTACCTATACTATTATTGGCAGGTTTTTCTAGTCCTGCTTTTGCGGATATCACACATAGAATGACATCAAGTGTGAACTTACATACGGGTGCTGCCTATAATACAGCTGAAAGAATCGGTTCGACGTATACCGTTTCTGGATCTGGTGTCACAATGGACGTTGGTGGTGGTAACACTCCCGATAATAAAGTCGGTGGTCTAGGTACACTCACATCAGGAGTCGGACAAGGCTCTGTAGGTATAGCAAGTACAACAACTGCTGGCGGTGCGTATAGTTTTAGCCAATCATTCATACAGGGTGACGTAATTGAAACTACTGCTCCAGCTGTAGGTGCTCTTAGTGACTACTCCAACCAGACAGCAACAGCTGTTGGTACTGGTACTGGTACAGGTACTGTAACCTCAGCACATACTCTGACAGCAGTTGGTGGTGGTGCTGGCACAAATACAACTGGTCAATTCGTAACTGAACTACAAATTAGATAAGGTGTTTAGGAAGTTAGCCATAACGACACTACTCTTGTGCGGTTCTGCCGCACATGCAGTGCCTGTGGTCCCTAACTTCACGCAGGGCTCGATGACGAGCCATACTGAAACAACGTCTACCGTAACGGAGACGATAAATTCGATGGATTATGCTACAGGCTGGACTTATTCTGTCTCTGGGACAGGGGTTGAGTTAGAAGCAGGATCATCGGCAGTCGCACCTGATGGTGTGACTAATCAAAATGTAACCACTAATGGTGTGACTTCAACATGGACTGGATTAGACTTATCAACAGGAAACAAACCAACTTATGTGCAGACGACTCCGGGCGCAGCGTTTCAATTCACGGAACATTACAGCGGCCCCGGGCTTCAGACGCACACCGTAATTCAGAGAACCAGTACCATAACAAGCGTCACCGACACAACAAGTATTTTCCAACAATAGGTACGTTAGTACTATCTTTACTAAGTCCTACCGTATCATTAGCAGCAGACGTTGGTGGTGTATCAGCGACTGCTAATCCTATTGCCAACTCTTCAGGCTCAGTAACCAATCAAGCCATACAGGTGTTACAAGGTCCGTATATAACTAACACCTATGGTGGTGGTATACAATGTCAAGGTGCTACCATGAACATCACTCCCTATGTTACTGGTAGTGGTGCTTTCAAGCGACCCTTTGAAAGATACTATGATGATCCCGTCTATGACATACATGATGCTGATGATGACGGACAGATAGATAATCCAGGAAATATATTATACTACGTTCCAACACGTACCAATCAGACAGAGAATTATAACCTTTCAATAGGTGTGTCTGCTACTTGGTCTAAACCATTAGATAAAAAACTACAACAACAGTGTAAGGAAGCAGTTGCTAGTCAAATAGCATTAGTGAATCAAACAATTTCTAATAAGAGATTAGATTTTGAGATCGCGAGACTTAAAAACTGTGGAGAACTCAAACAGCAAGGTATCATGTTCCATCCTAAGTCACCATACTATAGTGTATGTGCTGATGTTATGTTGGTAAATCCTGCTGGTGTAGTAGCACCACACATGCACAATCTTTCTACTTCTTCTTCTTCGAGTGCTGCTTCGCAAAATTTATCTCCAGGAGACCCTTCTTCAACCGATACTCATTCGTCTTCAACTCAGCCTGAGTCGGGCGGTACGGAGTCTTCCCAAGAATCGTCTGAATCTTCGTCATCACTTTCTTTATCACAGGTTTCACAACCTTCATCAAAAGATCAGCCAGCGGCTTTGCTAGGAGGGCCGATCCAGTGGCCACCGCAGCAATCGTCGCCGTAGTTGTTACTACTTGAGGAGCAGGTAAATATGCTTCTACTACACCAATATCTTCGTAAAGAACTTCACAAACTTTACCTCGTGGAGTATCTACTAATTCAAATCCAGATACTTTCTCTTTTTTATTCTGTGCAACATCTCCTATACGAGGCGCAGTAGGTCCAGGACACTCTGGGTCACCTTCTGGTGCAACATCACCAGTATCGGGCGTTTCAGGAGCACCTGGAGGATCTTCAGGAGGTGCTACGGGAGGTGCTTTCTGTTCTCTTGTAATTATTAACTGATCTGGTTCATAATTCATTGCATCGTATGATGGATAGTACCCATCAGGACACAAAGTCATAATCTCTTTAGGATCATCATCAGCCAGCTGAGGTAAAAGTTTTGTCTTCCTGTTCTCTTCCGTGTGTGCTTTAACACAACCTGGCATGTCTATAATAGGAATACCAATATTAACAACAACAGGTCTCATTAAATAATCCACGCTGGGTTGATTGTTAATCCAACGTGGAATATAAGGAACATTATTACCAACAGTATGTATCTGAATATTTGGTATGTAGCGAACTGGATCAGACATTATTAGTCTTTCCAGCCACCTGATTTCAACCAGTTATTATGATGTGGATTGTCCCAACTGTCACTGATTTCATAGGATGGAATGATAACCTCGGAGATATATCTTCTATTCTCTTTGGCAATGTTTAAACTTTGTTCTTCTAGATTACCAACCCTACCATCAATTTGCGATGACCACCATACAGCACCACCTAACTGTGCTGCTAGGAATGTGAGTACTGCTACTGGAATTTTAAAGTCTTTCATTTAGGAACCTCCTTACGATAATCTTTGGCGGGAACACCACCTTGCCTTACAACGCCACCAGTAGAACTAGGAAACATCTCTGCTATAGCACTACGAACTTCTTCTCTCACAATGAGTTGGAGTTCAGTTGCCTGTGCTTTTATTCTTTTCTCTGGTCCACCAGTTGCTTGATCGATGGCAAAGTTACCACCAACCAGCGAACCAGTTCCTACGACAGCAGCTGCGCTGCCGTAGGTTGCTATCTTCTGAATATCCATTAGTTAGGAATACCCATCCCCACAGCAGGAGACTTAGGTCCTTCTGGCGCAGATTTTTGTGGTGCTGTAGGTGAAAGATCATTACTTCCTAGAGGAAGTGAGTCAGCACCAACACTAGGTACTCCACCACCAAGACCACCAAGTGATCCTAGTACTGCGTCTTGTACCTTTGATTTAACATCGTCTACGATTGCGTCTTTATTAACGTAAACGTAAGCACCAGTGCCAACAACGGCAACAGATACAACAGCAGACGCAACAGCAAGTACATTTACTATCTTTTGCATAATTTTTTCCTTACAATTTATAAGTATCGTCGGTAGTAATCTTAAGAGGAGCTTGTTCAACTCTAATTGTTTGAACAGTTCCATTGTTACCAGACTTCGCTAACAACTTCTCCATGTCTTGCTTAGTGATAGCACCATTAGCACCACCGTTCTGCATTTTCATAGTACCATCCCCCTTCTTAGAAGCGGTCTGAATTCCGAAGCTAGCTAAAACTCCAGTAAAAACTGAAGCTATAAAAGTCGGATCTATTTTTTGTTGTGGTATTCCTGGAATAGCAACATAATTAAGAGTCAATATTCCCCCGGACCACACAAGTACACCCAATCTGACCATGCTGGACAGCAAAGCGGCTTGTTCAGTAGCATCAGGTAATAAAGCATCCTTTGCTTTACCAAGAAACCCTTTCTTTTTATCGGGTTTACCTTCCTCTTTCAACTCCTCCTTCGGTTCATCAGTCATTATAGCACACTTGTCAAGGTCTTTCTATTTATCACACCCAAGCCAAATTTCCAGCAACTGTAACCCTGACTCCATCATTATTGTAAAATGGATAAACTAAATGATGCAACTCAGCAGGGAAGAATAGCATCATACCTTCCATCTGTGGAGACATTGCATAGTTATACGACTTTCTGTTACCTAGTATACTTGTGTACTCAAACTGAAAACAAGAGACACATGGAAGAGTAGTACCCTGAGCAAAGGGCAACTCCAACTGTTCTCTTGCATCAGTAGGAATATTTTTCCATATAACAAACGAGAATACACCAGCATGTACATGAGATGGGTTAAACTCAGTCTGGTACTGATAATTTACCCAAATATCAGTGATTTTTAATTGACGTTCTGATGTAACTACCGTTGGTCTCGGTTTATAATCAAACTTTTCTTGGTATTTTTCAGCAACTTCAAACAAAAACTGCTCGAACTTATCTGTTGCTATTAATTCTCTAGACCTCGTGATGTTACCAGCGAGTTTTTTTCTAACACACTCACCTTCCTCAGAGATCATATGATCCACTTCCGATAGTGTATCATCAGGAAGTATAACTTCTAACCACCCATCATTTCTGGGTGTAATTGCTCGACAACGCATAATAAAATTAATCTATCAATATTATATCAGGTTACCATGTGTATTGCAAATGCTGTGTATAGACCATCATCATCAAACCAGAAAGTACCAGCATCAGCCTGACATTGTAAGGTTAGTACATCTCCTTTTTCAGCAGGAACAAACCATTGTAATGTCCTATAGAACCAAGTACCATCCTGAATATCTTTTTGTAGATATGCTCTCTGATAACTGGTTCCATTAATCTTCAAATAACACTGTACATTATTACCCATATTAGTAGAACCCATGTTAGAGGAGACTGTCATACAATAGAGACCTCTCTGAGGTACTGTGTATTCACCATTACTATTATCGTATGCTCCATAATTATCAAACCTCACATCCGTAAAAATAGTTGTTTCAAGAGTAGTGTCATGAGGATTGTTAGAACCACCAGGATTATTCTGATTATTAGTATGATGAGCAAGCAATGCTGGTCTCTCTGCTGGTTGATCTAAGAATGCCTGTTGTCCTAAGTAAGCATTAATTGGGATGTCCTGTGGACCTGTTCCTATATTACTAGCCATTATGCAAACCTCCTTTGTGGTGTAGATGGTGTAACAACATAACTATCCAGTTCACTAGGTAAAGTATTATCTTTCATCTTAGGTTTACCACCGTCATCAACACCGTCATCTATTAGACTATACTTCAATCTTAGATTGACATGATATCCTTCACCATTCATAGCACCAATAATATCAACAGCACCATGCTGTACTCCATACCAAACTTTATCAGTAGGATCAGTACTCTTCCATCCTAAAGTATTCGCAGTAGAGTCCCACTGTGATTCGTTATCAAATTTTAAACAGTAATCTTTATATCTCATGGCGTTAAGTAAATTCTTCGTTGCTTATTAGTTGCATCTGCGGTGATGGTAATTGGGATGCCCAACAATAGACATGCCTTATAGTACCATAGAAAGGAGCACTGTTGTTAGAAGCAGATCCAATATGAAGTCTATCTATATTAGTAAGACTGGTACTATCAGTACTACTAGATGCTACATTACCACCGTTAACATAAATCACTTGGTTAGTTTTAGAATATGCTAATCCTATTTTAACTCTCATATTCTGATTCCAATCACCAATAGTAGGAACTATATTAGCAAGACTACTTCCAGCCTGTCTAATGTGCCAGAAGATATCATATGATCCACTCTCCTTAAAGATACCATGACCATAATCATTGTTAGCTCCAACAGTTAGTACATTATATTGTCCTCCAGTATTGTTAGAATGATTAGTGGCATCTATATAAAATGAAGCACCATTGTGATTATATATGTCATCAAAATGACCTACACGCATGACAACATTCTCATGGGAACGAGTAGCAGCAGCACCAGTAGTTAATATAGGACTAGTAGCGAACTTAGTAGTCTCTATCTGACTTCCCCAGAATGCATACTTAACATTAGATCCAGTAGAATTAGTATGATTGTGTGCATACATCTGGAAGTAACTAGTAGCATTACCAGAACCAGAAAAATTCTCCCACTTTATTCTGACCCAACCATCAGGATACTCTTCCCATGATGTTGTACCTGTGTTACCAGATTGCCCTCCTTCACTTGAAGTAGGTTCGATAGGTGTCCCACCATTCTTATAAACTCTTATTCTACTAGCTTTCGCATTGTTATTATTATCATATAACTGGAAATCTATATGATCATCTGCGGTAACCTTAACAAATATAGACCAAGTAAGACCAGACGCAACTCCCCAAGCATCGTTAGCTTGAACTATTGTGCTACCACCTGCACCAGCATCAGATGCTATTACCATCTGTCTTGCTGAAGAAGCAACTCCATCTGGTCCTGTAACCATTCCATCATCATTTTGTTTATAAGTGGAGATCTTACTATTATGAGTTGGAATGTTATTGGTTGCCTGTCCTTCATGCCAAAGGCCAAGAGACTCTCCAGTCTTACCATCATGAGTGAAACGTGGTTCATTAACACCAGCTTGTTTCCATAACCTATTCTTATCAACATACCACGCGGCTGATGCTCTTTCAAAATCAACACGATGATCCATCTGTCTTGCTCTAGCAAAATTAAGTGCTAAAGATGGACGCACAGCAACATGTGCTGTACTGACTTCTAATTGTGAAGTATATATTGGCATGGATACTCTTTATACTTTAGTATTTATGTTGTATGATTGGAGGTCACTGATAACATCTGGGAATCAGTCATCTTATTTGGCCAATATCTCAAAGACATCAACCAAGTCATTGAAAGATCATTATAAGACATGTTTCCCCACGGTCCTTCCCAAGGAAGGTTACCACCCAATGCTAACGTATCAAATCGTGTATTCAAATCTCTGTAAGCACTACCAGACCCTGCATCACCAGCATAATTTGGAGACTGATTCTGGGAAAGAGTACCATCATTATGATCACAAACGGCCTTCATATTCTTACCATATGCATTCCTAGTGTCATATGATACACACTGCATCACTTCTTCATCGCT